GGCCTATCAATAAGATTTGTGAACGTGAATACAGTATTGCCAACCGCTACATCATCAGTCAGGGCTGCGGCGATAGTAACCACTAATCCTGAAATACTGGAAATAGTTGTCCACTGTCTTGATCCATCGTCCAATTCAATCCCAATGTTATCATTTGCCACCATGCCGGTTACAGATGTAAGTGTAATGGTGGTTGCGCCAGATAATGCGGCCACGCTAGAAGTTGTGCCTACAAAATCATCTAATGTCGTTGCTTCATCTCCGCTTGGCCCTAAAAGATAATCAGTTTTACCAACATCAAAAAAGATCACCCCCTCCTCGTTTAGCCACAAATGCAGACCTTGGGCTTGCCACGATTTTAGCATCAGATTAATAGCCTCAATTCCATCTTGAAGCATGTGGGCCTGAATCGACTGCTCAGCAGCGATAATGCCAAGCTTTTTGAATGACGCCGTGATTAGCTCGTTGGCGGTCATTGTGAAATCTACGCTTCCGCTAGTAGTCATAGTTCATCAGCCGTTGGCGGGTCTTCAAATTTGTCAGATGGTCTATCGCGAACATCACGCACACTCTGATTGTCTTTTCTTGCCCTGATCTTTAATTGTGGATGGGCTGGATTCCACTCCGATCTATGCACAAGAAGCCCTTTCTGCGTACCGGACAGCTTACGCATTTCAGATGCCTTGTGCTTAAATCCAGAAATATCCGAAATGACGTTATTATCGCCAAGCTTCAGAGTATTTCTTTTGTTGCATCTCACCGCTTAACTCCAGCCTTTCTCATTGCAATAGCAACCGCTTGGTTCTGCGGTCTGCCTTCTTTCTTCAATTGGCGAATATTAGAAGAAACCACCTTTTGAGATTTACCGCTCTTAAGTGGGTTCTCAATCTGCTTATCAGGCAGTTGAGATCCATTAACCTGTTGCTGTGTATGTCTTAGTCTGCTCATTAATCGAATTCCACCCAAGATACATGTGCATAGCCATCTGAAGCGCCTGTTAAGGTTATTCCCCATACAACAAATATTTCACTATTTGTGCTATCAAAGTTTTGCGATAAAAATCTATGTTGATCTAGTTTATCTGCTGATTGTATGTTTTCGTCGGCACCTTTACCCGCCTGCCCTGTTCCAATATAGCCTTCAACTACCTTATGTGAGGGTCTTCCCGTAATAGCTGTAATGTCAGTGCTATATTCGCAAGCGCTCCCTTCTCCAACGGGAGCCCATGATGCAGTAATACCAGTTGGATTATGCATATGCTCAAGATGAAAATGTGACGAATTACCAACTGGGAAAAACGACACGCTTGTTAATTGGCAAACGACGCGATTTTTACCGCCTTTTGGGTGTGTATTTTTTAGTCTTACGGCAAGCATAGGCACTTCAGTAACAGCGTTTAATGTTCTAGGGGTTATTTCATTTGAGACTGAAAACCCTAATCCAACTGGATTCTGGCCACCTATAGATACTATAGCTGTGCAAATCTCCTTCATGATCCTGCTGGATTCTGTTGATGATTGCTTTATAAATAGACCATTGTCACCATTAAAATATCCAGACCTTCTTTCGATTGTTGTGCCATCTATATTCTCGATCTCATGTTTAACCGGCAACGATGGAGTTGACATATATACATCTTCTAAACTATTTGAGAAATTAAAAGCATGTGCATATATAATTCGTCCGTTGTGAAAAAACCCCAGCCTCACCCTACCAGTGCCTTGCCATTGCATGTCAATAACAAGGAAAGTTTCTTTTGTAAAATCCAAGTCTATTTGGCTTGGCCCAGTTCCGTCCATAGGGTCAATATTCCACTGTGACTGCGGAATATCATCTGCATCCACCGCAGACCCAGACGTTTTTGTTCTACGAACAAAACTAACATTTCCAGATGCGGTAAAGTTAAAAGTCATCCATATTTCATGTGATTTTCCAGGCACATAACTAAAATATCTATGCGTTTGACGTGATGCCGAATCACCTGCTGAATCACCAGCAACCAAAGTAACAGACGCAGTATCTCTTGTATGGTAAGCATCTGAGCCTGTGTTGTGTGTTGTTATGGTCGCTGTAGCCCCAGAAGTCCCACCTGTGATTGTCTCACCATCTTCAAAATCATTATGATTTACATCATAAGTCAATGAGCCAGCACCAACCACGGTAACAGTTCCTTCAATGCCGCTAGTCCCGCCTGTGATTGTTTCTCCAACCTGGAATGGACCGCCTGTCACTGCTCCATGTTCAATAATAGCTCCAGTTATTGGTTCCTCCCACTGTGATTCTGACCTGTCATGTATATTTTTATTCTCAAATACAGCAGCAGGATTGCCAACACGCAATCTCTGAAAAGCATCTAACTCAGCACCATCGCCAAATCCTATGGGTAATTGGTCTAAAGAGTCTGATATTCGTACATCTCTTGTCATTAGCAGCTATCAGGCTGTGTGGTATAAACTTGAGCTTCTGCACCTGAAGAGTATGAATTTAAAATAAACTGGTATGCAGTAGCCGCCACAGTTGTCGATGATGTAGTATCGGCTGTTTTTGATGTTAATGCAGTAACATCTACCCAGAATGGCGTTTGCCTTTGAATGTCAACATACGTTTCCTGCACTGTGAAATTCAAAGTACCTGTTACATTTACGGAAACATTAGCACCATACTCAGAGCGCCAATTTATTGGGATAGGCTGCGTTTTAACCTCGTCTACAGTGCCTATATCTACTGTTGACCCTCCTACAGGGCTTGCAATAGCCACACTTGTAACAGTGTAGAAGTATTCGGTAGATTCAACCGTCAAGGTTGATCCAGGCCCGGTAATCGCTTCTGTAATCGTATTTCCAAGCTTGTCAGTGCCAGTGACCGTGTATGTTGCCGTTGTTTGATCGCTTGCGCCTGCATCAGTGATATTTAAACGATGAGCAAGACCATCAGCAGAAGTAAAAGTACCACCCGAAGTAAGAACACCATCAAGGGTAACAGTTGCTCCAGCGCTGGAATTTCCATCTGCAAGCCCATCTGCATCAGCATCACTTGGGTCAATATCTAGTGTTATTGGTCTCATTTCAACCTCCCCAGCATCCCTTGTATTTCCTCTTTCTGCACCTTCAAGCGATCTTTTTCAGCACGCATATCAGCAAGCTTTGACTCATATTCACCCTTCAGCTTTTCAAGCTTGGCTTTCTCCTTCTCAAGCCTGCCAACTGCCTCTTCCCTCTGGCCAAGGAAGGCTTCTCTCTCCTGTGCTTTCTTGTTCGCGTCGGCTACTGATTTCTTATGCTTGCTGGCTTTATCTGCAAGATCAGCGACATTTTCTAGGTAAACCGCTTCTTTCCTATTCAGCTCGTCATAGTGATTCTGAAGCTTAATCCCTTCCTCGGCACGCCATTTGTCAATATCCTTAATCTTGCGCTTTTTCTCTACAAGCTCCTTGTATTCCTTAGATGCCGCACGAACATCTTTTACAAGCTGCTCATACTCTTTAGGATTTGAGAGAAAGTCTAGAAAAGCTCCAAAGCTTTCTATTTGCTCTAGCTTATTCATGACTAGCCCTCTTAGCTGGTTACTTCATCATAGATAATAATAATATCGAATACGGCAGTATCAGAACCAGCAGAGCAAGTGTAGGTGATTGGATCACCGCCAGCGGTAATATCAGGTTTTCTTGCTGCAGCAGTGGTGGCTTCTGTGATTTCAAACAGCAACGCGCCACGAGTCACCGCACCATCCGCCAATGAACCAAAAACAAGGCCAGCCGTAGCCAGTGAGGCTCCAGCAAGATAACCATTTGGATCGTTTGAGGTGCCAGCCGTGCCTACATCAACAGTTTCAGTAGCATCTACAGTGATTACGTTCAAGAACACATCATGGACAATAGCAGAAGCAGGAAGAGTAAATCCCGTTGTGGTTTCTGCCGTTTGTGCATCGCATCGAATTACTGCGGTCTTTCGGGTAAATCGGGTAGTGGCCGCATTTGCTGACTCATAGGTACTTGAACCATCATATGCTTTTTTTGTAGCTAATCCATTCGGATAATTAGTGCTCATAATAACTCCTAACAGTTGTTAAACCAGCCCATTAGGGCCATTAGGAAAAAGAGGGGCCGAAGCCCCTCACAAAGGCTAGACTCCAGCACTGCCATAGAGGCCGCGTGGATCACTCCAGCCGAAAGCGTAACGCTCGTCGGCTTTGAATCGAGCATTGGACGTACCAAAATCATTGTCCTGCTCGAAACGTACCGACTGACGATTCTTGAACTTCATGCCATCTGGGCAATTGGTCTTCACGAACCACGCCGTGCTCGACGTGAGATAGTGATTAACCATATGGCCACCAGGCAGAACACCAGTTGAACGAACCGCGTTGACTGCATTATTACCCGTGTCATTCTGAAGTACCGAATTGAGAATGCGCTCAGCTTCAAAAGCTAGAGCAGGAGGAACAATCAACCTCTCTCCACGAAGGGCGATATTCAAGCCCCTGGCATCCTTTGCTTGTGCAATCTGAATCATCAGGTCTTCAAGCGAAGCCTCAGACAGTGCAGCAGGGGTAGCCAGTTCGTTAGAGTAGGTGGTCGAATCGCTTGGCCCGCGAACATGCGCGGTAGACAGCAGCTCTAGACCGTCGCCACCTTCCATCACATAAGAGCTGTTAAAGGCGCGGTTATACACATTAGCCGCTACAGTCTCTTTGGTCTGGTTCATGGAGAAAGCCAAAGCCCTTGCACGCCGGTTAAACAACCCATACAGGTTATCGTCCATTGCTTCGCGGGTTACGATAAAGCCCTTGGCATAAGTCAGGTTAGGATATTTGGGGGTAAACCCTTCCTGCTGACTGTCATAAGAAACACCGTCTCCTTCCTGTTTGACAGGAGCCAGCCCAAAGCCTTCAAACTGCTGATCTAGCTCGAATGCCTTATTGGATGATTCTTCGTTAAACAACATGGGATATTCGGCGGGATGCTCGTTATAAGCTTGACCGAATACGCTAGCCACGCCCTCCTGAAGGAGGCGCGAAATGTTACCAGTAGTGATTACACCAGCCATTTCATATCTCCTTAGACGCCTACAGCGCCAGCAATGGTGGACTCATTAATACGACAATACAGAGTCGTACCAATAGCGGCGGGGTAGGTCAGGTCTCCAGAGTCCTTAACACCTACAATGCGAATCTGCTCAGTAGTGCTTGCAGCATTACCCGTTGCATTGATGGTCATATTGGAATTTACGAGACCGCCTGAGGCGGTAGCAGCAGTGACAACAGCCGGAAGGTTGCCGCCAACATCGGTTAAGGCAAAAGTCCCGCCTGAAGTCTCGGCTTCAAGGATCATGTTCGGATCAACAGCCACTTTAACCTTACCTGCGGTTGATGCAGGAAGGCCGCGCTGCTCAAGATCAGAATAATTGGTATCAATGGCAACAATGACGCCAGTGATAAGATTACCAGT